TTTGTGCCACCGCCAGAGGCCATGCGTAAACACTCAATGGAGGAAGTAGATGCAATACTTAGGGCAGACCTTACTAGGTTTGAGAAAGGCGTGGCTACTTATTGTCCTGTGCCTCTTACTCAAGGACAGTTTGACGCACTGGTTTCATTTTCTTTCAATGTAGGGCTTGGCACTCTCCAGAGGTCAACCCTGCGCCAAAAGGTACTTAGGGGTGACATGGAGGGTGCTGCCGAGGAACTTCTAAAGTACTGCATGGCTGGCGGCAAAGTTCTCAAGGGTTTACAAAAGCGCAGAATTGACGAAAGAGCCTTATTTTTGAGTTGAGTTCTGGCGCAAATGTTTGCCTGTCAAACGCATGATCCAACAAGTTTGGCAAATCCATTTGTGTCCCATATCAATCCCTCACTCTGGCGGTTTGGTAACATCACATTTATTACAAGTTCGTAATCTGTGAACAGGCTGATTGCCGCCTAATTCGATTGGGTACATTGCCACTCTCTTTCACTTCTGCCTGAGTTGGATTTGACTGTGTTGCCTGTCAGTTCAATCAAGCCCATTATTTTCATTTCGTTAAGCCGCCTGGCAACCTGATTGCTGTCCAAGTTGGTACAGGCTGAGATGCCATCTTTGCCTAGTGGCCCGTTTATTTGGAGACACTCAAAGATTCTCTGGTGGTGTTGGGTGGCGGCTTCCTTAATGGAATCTGCTGCCTGAAACGATGTTAGGGGATCATTTGCCCTGACTCTTGGGAATTCGGGCATGGCGAAAATTTTCTTAAATGCGTCTTTATAGTCCATGATATTTCCTAAATGGGTGGGGTACTCGCTGCACTGTGTTCAATCGCAAGCTAAGATTAAACTTTGCCACAGCATCCGCTTTCCCCCGTTAATCAAAAATCGATGTCATCATCCTTTGGCAAGCCTTTGTAATCATCTTTAGGCTTTGGTTCATTCATGTATGCCCAACCATTCCATCCACCATCTATCAGCGGAATCATGTCAAGTTTGAGCATCGGGCCGTTCTTGGTCTCAATAACCGAGCCGATGTTCTGATAGCGGGATTTCTCCACACCATCTTTGTTTTTGTATTTACCTGAAACGATAGTTATTTCGTAAAGTTTAGACATTTTTTATTTCCATAAGTTGAGCAATTTTGATGTCAAGTTCATTCAAGAATTTGACAATTTCTTCTTCCATTAGTCTGATATACATATTGTCCCTTGGGACACGTTTAACAAACAATTGAAGTTCCTCTGGCAGACGATTGTCAAAGCTGACGAAATCGCACCACTGTCGCCCTGTGCAAGCCATCTGAAACTGCATCTGGGTGTTGTACTTGCCTGGCACTGATTGACTAAGCAAAGTCTCAATGTGCGTGGCTGTGTTGGGGCATTTGATCTCAATCAGACCATCATCACCAACCAAGCCATCAGGAGAAGCACCAGCCATGATTATTGAGGGATGGGGTACAAACCCCACTTCATCAACCAAAACATCCTGTAAAGCCTCATAAGCGGCTCTGGCAAGGGGTTCTGTGTCTGTGCCATGTTGCATGGCAGCGTTCGTGAAACTCTCACCCTTTTGACCTGTGAGGCGTTCACACACCAACTGAGCCATGTAGTTGTCACGGGTTGCTGAATAGCCCGTCTTTGTCTTGGCAAGAACGTCAGCTACACGAGATGCGGTGACTTTGCCAATTCGGACTTGAAACCAAGATTCCGAACCCTGATCCATCATTTCAATCATGATTTCATGCTCCTTATGTAAACGCTAAAACTGTCTAAAGTGTCTTGACCAAAGGCGGTCATTTTTTGAATTTCTTTTGCCACTTCCTCAAGCACTTGATTGCGCTGTGAGGGAGAGACATAAACATCCCAATGGTATGGTTGACCACTCTTTTCTATTTCTTGTCCTAGTCTATAAACTTCATACAAAGCGTTCTCACGCTTAATGCGGTCGAATTCATCATCTTCATCTGTTTTCATAATTTGGCCTTTGCTTTGTCTTTGGCTGCAATGACTTTGATCTGCCAGGCTTTGTCGCCATCACAAGCCGCATACGCTACTTTATAGGCAATCTTGAGTTCGTCTTGAGTGGTGGCGTTCTCAATAGCCAAGAACAAGTCTGTCATGCTGTCAGGCTCAATGGTTGATTCAGGCTCTACAAAAGAAGGCAGATCATCTCCGCTGTATATGTACAGACCCAATCCATGCAAGCTGAGTGCTTTGGTCATGCAACGCATGATGGCTGTATTGACTGCAAAGGCATCACATTCAACCCGATACTCTTTGCCATATTTATTAACTGCTGTGTAACCCGCAAGTGGAATTGCTTTATTTGAAGAATCCATCACAGGAAGCTGGCAAGTCATTGGCTTGTCAAACATCGTTACTGTGACCCAGACCATTGCTGTGCCGTTGATGTCCATAAAGCACTTGTCACCAAACATCTCAACCTTGAACGAGGCTTTAGGGTCTGCCTTAAGTGCTTCTGCCCAAGCCCATGCCCATGACAGATAAGTCAGATTGGCTTTTTTCTCTGTGTGTTCATTGACATTCAGAGTGAGTAAATTTGCGATGCTCATGATTCTTCCTTTAAATAAGCCGTAAGGCGTTTGATTCGGTCGGAGTGGTACTCACCCATGCGCTTGGCATATTCTTGTGCGCTGAGAGCCTCTAACAGCTTGCGCTGTGCCATTTCAAGTTCTTTGGCAGCCAACTCTTTTGGTGATGGCAAGCGGAAATAATCTTTGAATTTGTCAATCATGATTAGCCCCTCCATGCGAGCATTACGCCCCAACCACCAAAGATGATGATCGCCAATGTCCATTCAACAATTGTTGTGATGATCTTAGATTTCATTTTGTTCTTTCAGCATACGAGCGTGGTGAATCTTGGCCTCAGAAACAATGCGTTCAAATTCGGATGAGGACAGATCGCAAGAAATGTCAACACCCTTTTCGCTAAAGACAAACACATCGTAGATTTCTGCTGAGTTGTGGTCATGGGGCAGATTAAATTCTTCTGGGTAGTAGTCATACCCGACCTTGACTTTCTCAAGCGTTGTGCCATCGTCATAAGTGACGAATTCATCAAAGTGGTAGTGAAGTTTGTAGTCAATCATTTTGTTTCCTTAAAGGGCCGAAGCTTTATTAATTAAGAGTAAGACAAACCTTGAAACTCAAAACTATCAGCAAGGTCTGGCGCAGCAGACTTGCGAATGTTGATAGAAATGCAAGCAAAACCATAACGTTCTGCAAGGTATTGCAAACCATCTGGTGTGTTGGCAACCACTGTGATTTCAGTGGCATTAAAGTCTGCGGGAGAGAAAGTGAAATCGGTCATGTGACCTCCTAAAAAGACCCCGAGAAGTTCAGGGCATGGGTTGAATTATAAGCAGTCTTATGGGAAGGTCAACAATTATTTTCTAAGTACTTTCCCTAGTGTGGCATTTATGCAAATGCACATATAATAAAACTTATGGACAAACAAAAGTTTATCGCACTGGCTGGCTCACAGACTGAGCTTGCTAAATTATTAGGGATTAGCCAGGCGGCTGTCTCTCAATGGAAAACTGTGCCAACTGGTCGGCTTTATCAATTGATGATCTTGCGGCCTGATTGGTTTTTAGAGTAAGATTATGAAAACACTTGGCGGTGTTAATGTAGTAGGGTTACACATGAAGTCTGCTGGTTACTACGCCAGTCCGCCAACATCCGCAAGGGTGAGACTTCAGGTGTAGCCCTTTTTTTTGGGCTTTTTATGAGAATTAAAAACTGGACAAAGTTTCAGCATTTCAAGGACAGGCGGCCTCCTTGGGTAAAGCTGTATCGTGACATTCTTGATGACCTTGAATGGCATGAATTAGACCCTTTGGCTGCAAAAGTATTGGTCATGCTCTGGTTGATTGCCAGTGAGAATGATGGGCGCATCCCTGACAACAAAACCCTTGCTTTTCGTCTTAGACTAACAGAAGTTAAAACTAAAGAAATCATTATCAAGCTGTCTCACTGGCTGGAACAAGATGATATCAATGTGATATCAAGTGGATATCAACTTGATAGTACAGAGACAGAGACAGAGAGAGAGACAGAGGTAGAGAAAGAGAAAGAGACAAAGACAAAAGCGCCTGAAGGCGTTTCACCAGAAGTCTGGGATTCTTTTGTTAAACAAAGAAAAGCAAGCAGGGCTGTCATAACAACCACTGTCATTAAATCAATTCAAAAAGAAGCAGATAAAGCTGGTTGGACACTTGAACAAGCACTGTCTGAATGTGCTGCCCGTGGATGGCGTGGGTTTAAGGCGGATTGGGTTGCAGACAAAAATTTAACCAAAACTGGTCAACGCAACGCCAATGTTTTGTCAGGACTGACCCGTGGCTTACTTGGAGGACAAAGCAATGTCAAATTACTTGGAAACTGATTTTTGCGAAACAGAACAAGGTTTGGACTACATCTTTGGGCGCATGAGTGCAATTTATGGTGCGGCTTTTTTAAGACATTGGGAAGGTGTTGACCACAATTTAGTTCGTCAGGAATGGGCAAACCAACTTGGAAGATTCCTGACATACCGCCCAAGCATGGACTTTGCAATTAGCAAATTAAATGAGGAATTTGTGCCAAGCGCAATTAAGTTTAGAAATCTTTGCAATCAAGGCCCAGATATTCCTGTCAAACCAATGGTGCAGATTGAACGCAAAAAAACCTTGCATGAACAGATTGAGACTGAAAGAGTAAAAAAAGAAGCCTTGGCAAAGTTGGCTGAACTAAAAAAGCAATGGGGTAAAGAATGAATCTATTGCTTGAAACCAATATTGCTTGGCAAAAGCAAATCCGAGAAAAAAGGCGCTTGGAAAACTTAGATTCTGACCTTTTGGGGAATTGGTGGTCAGAGATTGATGTTGACATCAAAAAAGCTGAAGTGCGTGAAGTCACCTACAAGATGGCTGAGAAAATCATTGAGGATTACGAATGGTTGGGTTGTATGCCAGCAGTGGTTTGGCATTGTTATGGAATATTTTTTGAAGGCTATTGTGCTGGCGTAGTTTGTTATGGCCCTGAGTATTCCGAGAACTTGGGAAAAATAACCCGTGAAAAAGGTTTGGCTGGCGCTGATTGGAGTAAATACGGCTATGAAGGAAAAATGATTCTTTTAAGCCGTGGAGCTTGCGTTCATTGGGCGCACCCACACAGCGCAAGCAAATTGATTCGTCAAAGCATGAAGATGCTGCCTAAAAAATATGAAGTTGTCACTTCTACTGTTGATGAGGCTGCGGGTGAGATTGGAACAATTTATCAGGCTTGCGGGTTTCACTATGTCGGTTCTATGCGTGATGGCAACCCCAACGTAAAAAGCAGAAAGTTAGATCGTGATGGTTGGTTAATCAATGGAAAAATTTGGACATCAAGAAGCATTAGGGCTGTTTGTGGAAATACTCAACTTGAAAACATAAAAAAACATTTTCCAAGTGTTCAAAAAATTAAGCAGCACAGCAAGGGCAGATATTTTGCTTTTATTGGTACTCAGAACACTCAGAAAAAGCATTTAAACGCAATCAAGCATTTGGTTAAACCTTACCCAAAACGCACAGAATCTTATGACACACCATGAAGCAACAGCAATTCTTGATCGAGCCAAAGAAGGCCAGCAATTTAGCCACTTTGTCATCACAAGAGCGCTTGAACTTACGGGAGACTATGAGGAACACAGAAGCCCAAGAATGGATCAGGCGTTATCGCAAGAAAGCCTTGGAGGAGGGCAGGGGAGAAGCCCAATACTGGTGGCAACAAACCCTGTTGGACATTGCCAAGAGGCGAGGCCAAGCGGCTGCTGATGACTTGAAAAAACGCATGAACGAACAGAAAGACAAAAAATGATTCAGATCATGTTCACGATTTATGGCGAGCCTGTACCAAAGGGCAGACCTAGGTTTTCCACAAGGGGCAAGTTCCCTGTTGCTTACACACCTGAAAAGACCAAGAACTATGAATCCGATGTTGGGATGATGGCAAAGGCGGCAATGGGGGCATCAGAACCGCTAGAAGGGGCTTTGGAGGCGTTTATTTACGTCACCTTTCCTGTTCCCGCCTCATACTCAAAAAAACGCACTGAGGCTTGTTTAAGCGATTTTGAGAAACACACGAAAAAGCCCGACTTGGACAACGTAATTAAGTCTGTGATCGATGGCATGGACAAGATCGTGTTTGAGAACGACTCCCAAATCACATCCATCCATGCCACCAAGGTTTACGGTGAAGTGGCAAAGGTTGAAGTAATAGTGAGGCAAGCATGAGCAACCATTACAAAATTGATGGCCCAACTTGCATCAGCTTTTCTGGCGGCAGAACAAGTGCATATATGTTGCACAAAGTATTACAAACGGGGGGGGGGGCAACTGCCAAACGAAACAATTGTCTGTTTTGCCAACACTGGCAAGGAAGATGAGGCTACTTTGAGATTTGTCCAAGATTGTTCAGAACATTGGAATGTTCCTATTGTTTGGTTGGAATACCAATGGGCAGAAAAGCCTAGTGATCGTTTTAAGGTTGTTACTTTTGAAACAGCATCTAGGAATGGAGAACCATTTGCAGAATCGATTTGGCAGAATGGAAAACCTTATCTTCCAAACTCTATTCAAAGAATTTGCACTGTCAATACAAAAATCAAACCAATAAATTCTTACTTACAGTCCATTGATTTTGTAGATTTTGAAACTGCTGTTGGAATTAGGGCTGACGAACAATACAGAGCTGCCAAAATGAAGGATAAGTGGACTCCATTAGTCCATGCAGGGGTTACAAAACAAGATGTTCTTAATTTTTGGGAAACAAACTCGTTTGATCTTGGGTTGCCAACAAATGGCTTCTATTCAAATTGTGACTTATGTTTTATGAAGCCTGTTGCACAAATAGCAAGCATGATTCAAGAAAAGCCAGAACGTGCAATTTGGTGGGCAAAACAAGAGGAATTAGCTGGTGGTCGTTTTAGTAAGGATAGGCCAACTTATTCAGCAATGATGGAATTTACAAAGAATCAAGCGGATATGTTTGACCCAAATGAAGAAGCAATTGCTTGTTTTTGTGGAGATTAAATGATTATTCGATTAAACAACCCACAACAAGCCCATTCAGCATTAAAGGATTTATGGGCAAAGATTAAAGAAAACTTACAAGCTGGACAGGAGTTGCGCTTAGAAGTTAAGAAAGCCACCCGCAGCACAGATCAGAACGATATGTTCCATGCTCTGATTGACATGGTTGCCAAGCAGATGAAAGCGGCAGGGTCAGAATGGACAGCAGAGGATTGGAAAAGATTGCTCATCGATGCCTGGGCAAATGAAACTGGTCGCAAGATCGGCAAGATTGCACCAAGCCTAGACGGGCAAAGAGTTGTCCAGCTTGGCCTCCAAAGCCACAAATTCACCAAAGAAGAAGGCTCAGAGTTCATTGAATGGCTCTTGGCATGGATGGCAGACAAAGGAATCGAAACATGATGTGTCCCCGCTGTGGCTCTGAAACCCTCAAAGTCTTAGATACCCGATCAAACCCTGAGTTCGTCAGCCGCAAACGCCAGTGCGAAAACAACCACAAGTTTTACACCAAAGAATATGCAATATCCGAAACACAAGTATGTGAGAAGCCAGAAACTACTAAAACTAGTGGCGGCTCTATCCTGTCAGCTTTGTGGAACAGAACATGGAATTCAAGCAGCACATAGCAATTGGGATGGCGGCAAAGGTCGTGGAATAAAAGCAGACGACAATCTAGTGGCGGCTTTATGCCAAACTTGCCATTACGACATCGACCAAGGTGCAAAATGGTCAAAGGCTGAAAGACAGCAAGCATGGAACATTGCCCACTTCAAAACAGTTCAATTGTTAGTGGACACAAACCAATGGCCTGTTGACATTCCTGTACCGGACATTGCAAAATGAGTACGCTGACAAAATGCAGTTGCCAGCTTTTGGGGGCTGATGCTCCCATTTTTTTGTAGAATGACAGAATCGCAGAAACAAACCTTTCGCGGAGGTTACAAAATGGCAACACAAAAAAACCCAAAGTTCAAACCAGAAGACAAGGACAAACTAAGCCAAATCGTTTTAGATGGAATGTCCACTGATGGCCTAAGTTGCTTCAAAGCGTGTCAAAAGGCAGGAGTGGCAAACAGCACTTTTATGCGATGGCTCGATGCTGACCCTAAACTAGCGGAGAGATACGCACGAGCCAGAGAGGATTTGATAGAGCGAATCGCCCATGAAACCATGCAGATTGCTGACCAAGACGTTGGCACTACGAACGATGGCAAGAAGGATTGGATGGCTGTGCAAAAGCAACGGCTTCAGGTTGATACCCGTAAGTGGCTACTGTCCAAACTAGCCCCGAAACGCTATGGTGACAAACTTGAATTGTCGGGCGACCCTGCCAGCCCTTTCATTCAGCGCATTGAGCGTGTTGTTGTTAAATGACAACTTTGCAACTTGAGACTCCAGAATGGGCATTACCTTTACTGGAGGCCAAACGCTACAAAGGAGCTTGGGGTGGTCGAGGTTCTGGCAAATCCCATATGTTTGCCGAGTTGATGATTGAAATGCACATCATTGACCAAAAGCGCAGAAGCGTTTGTGTCAGGGAAATCCAGAAATCCCTGAACCAATCGGTCAAGCGGCTGCTGGAGACCAAGATCGAGGCCATGAACGCTGGCGCATACTTTGAAGTCCAAGATTCGGTCATTAAGTCCAAAAAGGGCGATGGTGCGATTATTTTCCAAGGTATGCAAAACCATACAGCCGATAGCATTAAGTCGCTAGAAGGCTATGACTGCGCTTGGGTTGAGGAAGCCCAAAGTCTGAGCCAGACTAGCCTTGATCTACTGAGGCCAACAATCCGCAAGCCAAACAGCGAATTGTGGTTTACTTGGAATCTTT